TATGTTCGCGAGACATTTCATTATGGACGTGAACATTTCGAGTCGGCGAAGCGCAAGATGAACGATGCGCTTGCTCTCTGCACTCCTAGAGTTCCCCCGGTAACAGTATCGTGGGTTGAGCTTTTAGTGCAGAGGAAGGCGGGACTCATGCAGCTCGGAGCTGCCCCGCCCACTGTGATCTCTACGTGGTCCCCCTTGGTAAGATTCCAGGACCGCGCAGTTGCTAGTGTCAAAGTTGAGGCTCAGGGAAAACTTTCCGATGGTGTATTTGATCGAATGCGCCAAATGAACGGATTACAGATTGCTAACAACAACTTGAGTAGCGGGACTACCCCCGCTCAAAATAAATTGGAGGTAGACCCTGACCATAAGGAGAGACTCGCTTTTGAGGATCCCCCTGGTGTTCAGGTAGGACTTACTAAATTCGAGGATGCGATTGGTGTTGCAAACACCGACGTGACTTCGGAAACGGGATTGTATCGGAACTTGGACCCGTACCCTGATCAAGGGCTCACACAAGTTCTCTCACGCACCTATAGGGTGGCGAATTTTGGATGGTCGGCTTCTGACTCCACGTACTTGCCCCTCGCCGCAATAAAGTTCCCAGGAGCTTTGTTCGACGTGGCAAATATTGGAAGCAAAGTCGCCTCTTTTCGCTACTTTCGATGTAGGGGCGTGAAGATTTCTGTCAGGTTAAATACCAACTCATTCCTCTTTGGATGCATGTTTGGAAACTGCATACCTTTCACTGATGAGGCGGAGACAGTCGATTGGAGGTTGTTCCCTGGAGTTCTTATGAATTCCGGAGCGACCATTATTTCGGCGTCCACGCCCCTTGCGGTGGAAATGTTCTTACCGTGGTCGACAATGACCACGATGTTGAACGTAAAGGAGTATGAGGCTGGTTACATTGGGCAGTTCTTGCTCCATGTGCTAAACCCTTTGAATTCGACGAATATCGCAACACCCGACATATCTGTGTCGGTTTTTGCGAGCTTCTTGGATCCTCAGGTTATCGGCCCTGATCCGGAATCTAACGTTCCTGCCTTGCTCGTTGAGGCCCAGAGCGCCCTAACGGAAGCCTCGGCTAAATCGTCGCAAGGCGTGCTGACTGGAGTCCCGGAGGGGATCCAGACAGTCAAAGCTGGACTTGATACCGCCATGAAAATTGGTGATGCTATTGAAATGATTGGGTCATTTCTTAACAAGCCCAACTCGGTCGCGACGGCGGAGAGATCTGTTATCGCGGTCGCCCCAGACCTTGTCACGGGAAAGGGACTCGACTACGGTGCTAAGTTTGCGTATTCGCCGACTGCGTGCATCTCTGTCGATAAGGGAATCGTCGATCAGACGGATCCCCATCCCACCATCGGTGGTGTGTGTCGTTTGCCGGGTTTTATACACTCGTCAACGTACTCCAGCACCGATGTTACCGAAACAGTCATCGCTTCGATTCCTGTCTCTCCAATGCTGTGTTTGCCTGATGGTGCCACTGGTGTGTTTTTAACACCGATGGCCCATATGGCATTGAACTTTCAGTATTGGACTGGCGGACTTCGTTATCGCTTCTATTTTAACACTTCTTCGTTTATCGTGAGTCGTGTGCGTATAAGTTGGTTTCCAGATGTGGATACTACAGTTACGAACTTTGAGGAAATAGGAGGAGATATCATCTCTAGGGTCGTCTCGGTCTCGGGGGACACCATTGTGGACTTTGAGATACCGTGGATGAAACCCACTCTCTATTTGCCTCTCGACTCGCCTTTCGCG